CAAATTTTACACCTAGATATTTTGCAATTGCTGTAACAGTGTATCCTTGTTGAAATGCCTGAATGCAAAACCATCTTCGAATTTTAACAACTTCAGATTTTTTTGTTTTGTCTGCCAATTGCTCATAAGTTAAATTATTGTCATTCAACCAATCCATTGCCCACCATTTAATATTAACTCTTTGGTGTTTTTTAAGAACATAAACCTCTTTTCTTACTTCAACAATTTTTACTATTGGCTTATCTAATTCTAAAGGAATTAATCTATTTCTTAATTCATTATAGACATTGTCGGAACAACCGACCCACATCTCCTTTACATGATTTATTACTTGATTTAGCCTATCCATTGATTTTCAATTTCGTACATGGTTTCTTCAATAAATTTACCTGCTAAGTCTAATCTTGATACTAACAATTGCATATCATCTAGATTTGCTGGCAATCTTAAAATTGACATTTTATGTTTTTCAGGCATGTCAGGGCAGTAACTAACAAAGTCACAAAACTCTCGATTAGACACCAACATATCAGACTGACATTGCCAATAGTACTCACGATATTTTTTCTTGAATACTTCTACATCATTGATTACTCCATAGTTCAAATGATTTACATAGTTCCATGGACATTTGACTTGAATCAAACCATCATCATTAACAAATCCATCAGGAGTTCCTCCATATAAACCTGCAATCATTTCAATGTATCCTGCTTCACCTACAACATTACCTGTCTTGTTAGCATAGTATTCCAATGCCTCATTTTCCAACTGAATACCATGTGTAGTTGCTGCACTATCATGACTCCTTTGAACACCTGTCAATCTCTCGGCTATTTTTGTCATTAAATAATCCTTAGTAGTTTTAGACAAATCACCTTCTTTTTTCGTTTGTGGCTCTACAATTAAATGCCATATTGTGCTGCTTGTTATTTTACCAAGCCTTGCACCAAACCATTCATTACTATACTGCTCTATCATTTATCAACGAGTTTATTTGTTCTAAATCCTGTTCTCTGAATATAAAGTGCTTTTCAGCCTTACTAAATACATCTACTTCACCTGCCTTAAACCTAGATATTAATTTCATCATTAATACATCATTGACATATTCAGTTTTAGACTTAGGTGGTTCAAGGTCTGCCTTCTTAGAAATGTTTGGCTTAGAAACAGGTACTTGAGTTCCTGCTGCATCCGTGTCCTTGTCAGTAACCAATCCAAGCATAGATGACAAAGCATACCTTCGATAATAAGTCACACCCGAACCGAAAGCCTGATAATCATTCATGTTTGCCAATGCTACCTGAGGTATTTCAGTAGTTGCTCGCAAAAATTCCTCTGAAGGAATGTGGTACAAAATAGTTTCAATACAACTATTAACAAGAGGCTGTGCAATCACTAATCCATGCTTGTGCAAAATTGGATTAATCACACTGTAAATTTTTGGCAAGTCCGCATAGGTATACTTGTGACCTTGCGTGTCCTTGTGGATTATCGGACATTCCATTTGGAATGCCGATAAAGCCATCATTAGGTTTTTCATTACAACGGAGGGGTTAAGGTGATAAATACTTTACCTTTCTCGGTTTCAATCATAGACTCAAGAAATGGATGGTCTTCTTGAAGTCTAAATTCGAAGCCTTGCTCCTTTAATGCTCTAAATGTGGAAGAGGTCAAGTTTCCTTGAAACCACACTTGAGTTTCGCTGATGCGAATTGAGTAAAACAAGGACAAGTCTAGTTTCCTTGAATACTGTTGTAAAATTTCAATTTGTTCTAACATGTGTTTTGGTTTTTAGTACAGGATAAAGGTACGGAATCTACAAATAAATAAAAAATATTTTACATTAATTTTTAAAGTTTTTTTTATTTTACTGCTTTCTATAACTTAAACTTTGAATATTATCTTCTATTAAAATTGAGTAATCTACTCTATACTTCTGCAAGTATTCGAGTGCCTGATGTAATTTTATAACAGGAGCATTCTCAATAAATGGTCTTTTTACATTCAAGTCCCATTTATCATTACATACCTTGTCATAAGCAATACGCAGATAGCAGTGATTTCTAAACCTGCCTTGTGCATAATACTGCTTGTCTAGTGAATTAGACAATTTCATTATTTCCTTAATTAAACTTGCTCGTTGCATTTTAAAATAAAATGATGTGAATGATTACTTGATTTACGAAAGTTGCTTAGAAGGTCTAATATAAGCCATAGCACCAATCTAAGTGATTGATGCCATGACCTACTTGCTTAGTTCTGCATTAACTCGAAAATTCTGTTGTCAATTGCAGCAGCAGTGCCTACATACTTGGACTCATCCCTTGCATTTTCTCTGCTAGGTACAGGAATCCTGTGAGTGGTATAATGGGTTACTCCGCTAAACAATCCCCACAAGGTGTGACCTTTCTCGCTAATTTCTCGCTGAATAGAACCTAACAAGTCCTCGCTGCGATTAATATTGTAAGTGCTAAATTTATCCTCAGCCTCAGTACGAGTTAAAGTAATATCAACACCTGTTACATTTTTAACTACATCCACAATGTCTGTTTTTGCTAGAGGAGTTTCTGAAAATTTAACAAACCTTTCGAAGATTGACTGTTCTTGAATAATTGCTGCATCAATCTGAGACAAATACATATCTACCTTGTCCTGCAATTTCGTGGTATGCCTTACAGAATGACCTAACACCTTGGAAACTGCGTTAAAAGTATTCTGACAACTGATAGTTTGATTGGTGCTTCCCCACTTAAGTGAAACACTACCATCATGGCTATTAATACCTGTGGTGTAGCCTACTACTCGGTCATTGTTTAAGCCAATGTTTTTTAACTCATTGCCTGATACAAGTTGCACATAAGTTTTTGCACCATTTTTAAAATGACCACCCTTGTGAATTTCATAACCACCTTTGTCTGCAATGCGAATTAGCAATTCCGCCATCTCGCTGTTTTGAAAAGTTTGGTAACTTGACTTACAAGTTTGGAACACCTGCTTGTTGTCATCTCGAACAACTGCCATGTAATCTGTTTCTGTGCCATCTTGCAAATACAAAGGCTGCTTACTTACTGTCCATCTAAGGTCAAATTGGTCTAACAATTCTGACACCCTGTGGGCATTTGACATGTCTTGCAATTTCAATCCTGAAAATGCTTGGTCTAGGAGGTTTTGGACATTATCCATAATTGTACGCAGGTTATTGAGACTGCTCCTCATTTGGTTTGTGTTAGTCTTATAAAGGTACGAAGCCTTGTGTAAAATAAAAATTATTTAAAATAAAATTTTAAAAATATTTTTACAATCTTACTTCTTCTAATTTTTTATCAATGTATTTATCAAACAACTCCCTATCAAAACCGAAACTCATTTCTTCAAAGAAATTAACAAATGCATCATACGCTTGATTTTCTTCTTTATTAATACCAAAATTTAAACAGCCTTCAACTATGGTGTCTGCTGCATATTTATAGTGTCTATTAGTCATTTTACAATTAGCATTAAAACGAATACTGCAAAAACAATGAATAACAACCAACCTTTTAGCAGTCGGTCATCTGTTGGAAAATTTTTACCTTGCATTTTCTAAAGATTTAGCATGTGCATCATATCTTCTATACTCAGAACTTGCTTCATTATAGCCATTATTCCATGCTACAACAAGGTTACATATTAAATCAAGGTCTGCATATCCTCGATTGTTATCATCTAACAACTTGATAAATTTTGGGTCTTCCATAGCAAATGGTCTTACCTTGTTCATTTTGGCAATAAAGCCTAGATTTTCTGCTGCTAATTTTACTTCTTCCATGATGGGTCGGGTTTTCTTGATTGGTTAAATATGTTTTGAAATACTTCGTTGAAATCATAGTCTCCACGAATGGTAGACCTTACTCCCTTAGGAGCAAGGTCATTAGGTCTACTTAATTTTTTCATCTTAGTTAGGGATTGATAAATATTTTTGCAAATCTTCATAGTGGTAAAAATATAACTCCATAATTTGGTCAAAATCGTAAGTGATGTATTCAACACTTCTACCAAAAGCACATGCAATTTGTATCCCATTGTCCAATGCTAGATAAACATAACCTGAATTGATATTAAAACCTTCTTCAACAATAAGTTCGCCTGCAAAATGCTCGGCATAGGCTGCCCAAATTTTTGATTTTCCGATTGCTTCTAAGTAAGCGAATGATGTTTGAGTTTCCATGTCTTTTTTTTTAATAAGTAAAACCAATTTTAATCATCTCTTTTTGAATAACTCTTGAGTTAAGAACTTTTTTTAGAGCACTTTCATCTGCTTCTAATTCAGATTCTCCCATGCGGATTGCAAAATTTTTGTACATGTTGAAAAGTCTAATTTCAGACTCGGTAAGTGTAACTTGATTTTTCATGATTATTATTTGTTTTTATTTTGATGACCACAAACCTCGTTTGCAATATAAGTTAAAATTCCTGCCTTGTTTTCGTTCCAAGTTTTAGCAGATACTCCAATTTTTTGAACATATTCTGCAACCAATTTGCGAAAATCCTCATTGTTAATTAGGTCTTCTCTTCTTGACCACTCTGTTTTAAATGTTACTAAATTTTCCATTGTTTTGATTGGTTAGGTTGAAATGATATGTAAATATGCGAAGCATGATTTAATTAAAAAAATTTTTGAAAAAATATTTTAAAAAAAAATTAGTAAATAGCCTATACTAATCTTATTTCCGTAAAATAATTTTTACGAAATCGGAAAATTTTAGAAATACAGGGGTAATTTTTACAACTTTTTACTTTTGTACGGAAAATAACCGTACATATTAAAAATCTTCATCAGTCAAATGCAGTATTTCATCTCTGATTTTTTGATATTCTCCTCGAATAAGACAACTAGACTTATCATAAAAAAAAATTAGTTGAATGTCATGCACTAACTCCTGAACATAGGCAATATCTTCATGCCTAACCATTCTTCTTACAAATTCATGTTTAACATCCAAGCCTAACTCCTGCCAATCTAGAGTACTGCCTGAAAGCATAACTTCAATTTCTAACCACATATTAGGTTGGGTAAATCCTTGTTTTAAATTCAGTTATTTTTCTCTTATCTTCTAACTTTCGAACTCCTTTTAATTCAACCCAATATCCTCCGACTTCAGAAGGACTAAATCCTTTTTCAACAGACCATCCTCCTTCCTTGTATTCTTGCTTCCAACAACCTGTTCTAACATGATATACCTTCTCAAGTCTAATATCAAAAATGCCTGTATTGTGTAGCCTTTCTACTGTGCTATGCATACAATATTGAGTATGAGTATGACCCAACCAAATCAAATCTGCACCTTCCACATAAGAACTCATCCGATTATGCTCAATAACACCCTTTGTTACTCTTGCATTTCCTCCTGAACCATGATGCAATTTAATGTTAAATGAGGCATACGAATTGCTTGTAGTTTGAAACATTAAATTTACCCATGATTGGTAACCTGTATGCTCAACTTTGCTATCTGCATCTTTTCTAAGCACATAACATAGCCTATCCAAAGGATTGGTTTCATAGTTTTTGGTTATTGCTGTTTCATGATTTCCATCAGCCATAACTGCTATATTTTTAGCATAAGGTTTCAGGAAATTAAAAGCATCATCTATTACCAAATCAAAGTAATTATCGCCCAAATACTCCTTTCTCAAACTTGACTTTGTGCCTCTTCTATCATTTCTTGACTGCATCATGTCAAAGAAATCTCCGTTGAACATGATTACTGCATCTTTTTCCAATG